TAACAGGGTGAGTCCTGCGTTGTCCCATAGTTTCAGCGCGCCGGTCAAAAGTCCGACAAGGACGCCAAAGAACCCAACGGTAATCGACAACGCGAGCGCTGCTGGCGCCCAGCTGCCGGTTTCCACGGCCATCTGTCTCGCGCTTGCGCGGTCGGCAGCGGCCACCTTGGCGGCGTCAATGTCGAGTTCCTTTAGCTTCACCGCCAAATCGGCATCCGCCTGCTTAAGCGCCGCCATCTGCTCGGCGGTTAGGTTGCCTGCTTGCAAAGCCTTCTGAACCTTTTCCCGGGTTGCGTCAGACAGCCCTAGTGCCTTTCCAGCGGCATCCGCCGCCATGCCGCCTAACGGGCCGCCGAGAAGCGTGCCAATGGTGGGTAGAATAGAGGATAGCCAGCTCATATTATTTACCTACCCAGCCAGTGTTTCCGCTTCCAGATTCTTTTACGTAAAGAGAAGTCCCTGCGCCGCCGTTAGTTCGTAAAAATAAACTTCCAACAGGCGCAGTCACAGCCCCCTCTGGAGTGGCATCGCCAACTGTAATTGTTGGCGCAGCAGTCAACGCTGCGTTCCAAGCTTTTACACCACCAGACCCCACCACAAGAGATGCGGTTTCTGCCGTTGTCAAACTAGATTCCGCCGTAAGTTTTCCAGTAACAGCAAGATGCGACGTAAACAAACTACCTGCAAGGTATGTCGCTAAATACCCAGTCCCGCTTGCTCCAAAAGTTACAAGTCGCCCATCGCCAGACATTCCCGCGCAACCGTATGCAATTAGTTTGCTGCTAAATGTTGCTCCAAAATTTGTTGAATAGTAAATCGCTCCACCAGTGTCCATTGCGATGACTAAACGGCCATCGCTTGAAATGGCAACTCTGCCCGCGGTTGAAACTATCAAACCTGCGCTTGTAACCGCAAAAGTCGCGCCGTAATCGCGCGAAATGTACATAAACGTACTGCCATGAATGCATTGAATGCGTCCACAGCGCGACATTGCAGCATTTGACGGTGCTTCTGCAAAAGATTTTGAAGACCAAGTAACTCCAAAATCTGATGAAGTGTAGACTAAATGCGTTGAACCGTTTGATGTTGCAGCGGTCATGTATTGACCATTTCCAGAAATGGCACACGCTCTCCATTGACGGTTAGCGTCAGTGACTTTTGCAGTCCAGGTCGCACCGTAATCGCTCGAAATGTAAATATATCCGTTTGCAGTTGTGCTGTTTACAACAGAGATTTGATATTTGCCATCGCTTGAAATGTCGCAAGCGTAATGATTTTTGACACCATTTTTGGAAGTGAAAACCACGCCATAATCTGAGGAAATATAAATTCCAGCACCTGCTCCGCTTGAGTTGCAAAAGCTTTGATATTTACCATCAAACGAAACTGCGCAATCGGTAACAGCGCTTGATAAAGCTAATCTGTCTGCCCACGTTTTGCCGTAATCGCTTGAAACTGAACAATAAGCTGCTCCAAGGTTTTGCGATGCGATTTGATATTTCCCATCCCCAGACAGAGCCACATTTGACCATGGTTGGGATGTGCCAGCTTGAGTCATAACGCCCAGCGGCCACCCAGTATTCAAAGCTGGAATGTTTGGCACGGACACAACACCCGCAGAAGTCACACGCCCCTTGGCGTCCAGCGAAAGACTTGGAATCGTAAGCGAATCGCCAACGCCTACTTGCGCGGTTGTGATCGCCGCCAGCGTAGGATTTGGGTAGGCACCCGTGAGATCCCCTCCGGCTGTTGTGGTGAAGGCAGCAAGCGCCTGCGTTGTGAGTGCCGTCACGCGCCCTTTTGCATCAATTGAAATGACTGGAACAGCGGATGTGCTGCCCACCGCTGTCTGCGCGGTTGTAATAGCAGCCAGCGTTGGAGTTGCGTAGTTTCCAGTCAAATCCCCACCAGGGACCGATGCCGTCGTAAGCGCCCCAATTTGAACAGTAGTCAATGCAGTGACGCGCCCCTTCGCATCGATCGAAATCACCGGCACCGCGGACGAGCTGCCCACCGATGCCTGCGCAGTCGTCACGCTGGCTAGCGTCACCGGCACGCTGCCCTGCCCGCTGCCCGTGGCATCCCCGGTAAGCGTGGTGCTCGGAATTGCGTGCGTGTGATCTAAGCGCGCCACAAATGGCGAAGTCCCAGCGATAGAAGTTGTCGTCAACGCGGCCCCTGAAGTGGTGGTCAGCACATTTCCTATCCCCGCCGTAGTCAACGCGTGCGTGTGGTCCAGGCGCGCTGCAAACGCTGAAGTGCCCGCGGTCCCGGTCGTAGTCAACGCAGCGCCAACCGTGGCGCTAAAAATGCCACTCGTGCCCGCTGTCGTCAGCGCGTGCACGTGGTCAGCCCTGGCGAATGTCACCCCGGTCCCAACCGCAGCGGTTCCAATCGCGGATGGCGTCGTGCTCGAGCGCAAATCCACCGCTTGTGTCGTCGTCAGGTTGGCGGTTGCGTACTGTTGACGCACCACGTTTGCCCCAAATTGCGTGCTGTAAAGTGGTGCCGCGACAGTGTTTGAGTAATGGTTATTTGCTTCAAAATACACACTGCCAACAACGCCAGTCACAACGTAATTGGACGCACCAACAGGCACCTGGTAACTCACGGACGACGCACCCACAACGGCCCCAACTGCTTGGATGTCGATGCCGTTATTTGGTGCAGTGCTCCCATAGTTGCGGATATTTGAATTGCCAAAAACAGCCAACGCATTGGTGCCCGTGCTGTCAATTTTAATGGTTTCTGAACCGCTTGAATCCCAATAACATCCGCGTGACTCCAAATAAGGAGCATAAGTGGTGCCATCACTGCCACGCATTAACACCGCTCTTGTGCCATACTCATTCCGACTAGAATCAATATATAGCGCACCATTATTAATGTCCCAATGTGTACATCCTAATCCTGCCACTGAGTAAGCAGAAGTGGTTACGTTAAATGCCTTTACTTGAACCTTTGAACCAATGCGCACTATTACATCGGTTGAAATCTGCGAATTGCTTGAAATTGAACAACTTTCAAGTTTTACAAGGCTCGTATTACCACCAGTGCTCGTTAAATTCAACGTCGGTACTCCTGCCGTGTTGCTCGTAAGCCATAAACCGCTTATGGACAAATAATTGTCAGAAAGCGTAGCACTTCCAGCGTAATTGTGGGTGCCATAAATAAGCGTAATTCGTGAATAGCCATTATTTTGGCCAATCCCAGAGAGATTTACGCATGGTTTAAGAGTCAGAGATTCAGTATATTCCCCAGGCGGAATCAGCACCCACCATTGGGTGTTGTAATGCGCGTCCGTGATTTGGTCGATGCACCCTTGAATGGTGCTGGCGTCAACACCAACGATTTTGACGCGCCCAAACGCCTGTGAGATGTTTGCCTGCGTGGCGCTTGTGACGCGTCCGTAAGCGTCAACCGTCAACGATGCAATCTGCTTGGTGCTGCCAAAAGTGCCTGCTGTGACGCCACTTGTTGCAAGTGACATGGTGCGGTCTGCGGTCAGATCGCCACCGCCGGCAAGTCCAGTGCCAGCCGTTAACGTGCGCGAAGTCGGCACCCCGCCTAAATTGGTAAGCGATGTGGCCGCGTCCGCAACGTCGTTTAAATTGTTCGCCTGCAACAGCGCACCAGCTGCCGTGGTAAGACCTCCCACATTAACTGTCCAAGCGCTAAAACTCCCGCTCCCGGAATGTTGCGACACGTCCACAACCAGCGTGGTGCCGCTGTAACTTGTCACCACCCCGTGCATGTGGTTGGCCAAATCGTACACAATCGAGACTTCTTGAGTGGCTGTGTACGCGAGTCCAGCGTCAACGGTCAGCGTTTTTACGCCGTTAGAAATGCTTAGAGCCGTTGTACTTGTAGCCTTGTACTTGTCACCACGGTTTTCTTGAACAAATTGAGTCGTAGCAAGTTGCGTGGTGTCCGTGCCAGCCGCTGCTGTAGGCGCTGTTGGGACGCCAGTGAATGCAGGCGATTCAAGTGGCGCAAGCCCAGCTAGTTGAGCAGTCGTGGCAAACCCGGCAGCTTCGCTAATGCTAATCGCACCAACCTGTTCGGCGGTTGGAAATGGATGCACGTGGTCGTCACGGGAAACCCAGCTACTTGTTCCAGCAGAAGCTTCTGCGGCAAGCGCGTGCCCTGGCCCTGAACCACTCAGGTCTAAACTGTGTGAATGATTTTCTCGTGAAACATTAATTGAGTCTCCACACCATGACACTAGGCCTGCTTGCGTAGGCTGAGCGTTGCCCAAATTTTCGTATCCAAGCGCGCCAACATCACTTGCGCTTGGAAAAACATGCACGTGATCCGCGCGCGCAGCTTCCGTGCTAACACCGGCAAGCGCCTCGGCGCCCAACGCGGCAGCAGGTTGCGTGGTCAGCGAAGCGCCACCAGTCCCCGTGATTTGAGCCGTTGTCAAAGCTGTCACGCGCCCTTTGGCGTCAATGGACACCACAGGGACCACCGTTGAACTTCCAACGGCAGATTGAGCCGTGGTAATGGCTGCCAACGTCGGCGACGGATAGGTGCCTGTCAAGTCGCCACCGGCTGCAGCCCCGGCAGCTTGCGCGCCAACGTCCGCCGCTGTCGGGAGCGCGTGCACATGGTCCGCGCGAGCGGCAAACTGCGACACCCCAGAAGTCGCAACAGATGCCAAATTAAGCGGCGCCATTGTCGCAAGACCTGCAATCTGTTGCGTGGTAAGCGCCGTTATCGCTGCCGTTTGCATGCTGCCATCCGCAAACGCAATGCCTACAGAAGCCGCCGTTAAAAGCCCCGTCAATGTGCCGCCAGAAAGTGGCAAAAGGCCTGCCGTGGACGGGATGGATAGGCCCGTGATCTGTGCGGTCGTCAGTTGCGCATCCTGTGCTGTAACGGCCACCACTCGACCTTTGGCGTCCACCTGCACCGTCAGCGCTTTTGCGGCACCACCAAATAGCCCGGCCACACCAACAGTTGCAAGCGTTGAAATGCCAGTGGACGTTATCGCCACGTCCCCCGTGACGGTGCCAACACTGCCAGTGTCGCCTTTCGGGCCTTGCGGACCTACCTCACCTTGAATGCCCTGGATACCTTGATCGCCTTTGATGCCCTGAATGCCCTGAATGCCCTGATCACCTTGGTCGCCTTTGATACCCTGAATGCCTTGGTCGCCTTTATCGCCTTTTGCACCCGTTGTGCCCGTGTCGCCTTTCAACCCCTGCGGGCCCACTTCCCCCTGAATGCCCTGAATACCCTGATCCCCTTTCGCACCCGCCGCGCCCGTATCGCCTTTAATGCCTTGAATGCCCTGGATGCCTTGAATGCCCTGATCGCCTTTCGGCCCCGCTGGCCCCGCTGGCCCCTGTTCACCTTGCTCGCCCTGCGGGCCCTGCGGTCCAGGGTACCCCGTGGAACTCCCGGGAGCCCCGGTCATCAAAGTCACCGTCAAAATGTTATAGTCGTCTCCGCAGCTCATGGTGTGTCAAAGGTTTGTGATTGTGATTCGGGCAGATACAAGCGGCAGCTTTACCCCATCCGGGCGAATCCCGCTGATCGCTAAATGCGCTCCGGTTTGCGCAGCGAGTGCGGAAGTTTGGGTGGTGTCCAAAGAAAACCGGATGCAATCGTTGATGGGTGTCACAAGGTCCGCTGACAGCGTCGCCAGCTGCGCCCCCGCGCTTGAGGTCAGCACCGCCGTAAAAGTCCACTCGCTCAAATCGAGGAACGGCCCTCGGTTATCGTCCTGCAACCGAAGCCCTAAAAAGTAATCCACTCCGCGCGTGATGGTGTCTGAAAATGCGCCGGCAATCATGGTGACGTCAGTCTATCACCACAGACGGCGGATCGCAACACCCACTCAGACGTTGAACACCAGACGGCCAAGCGCGTTCCGCGATCTCATCCGCCAACGCCGGCAATCGCCCAAGCGGACATGGCGGCTCCCGCTCAAAAATGCGGATGGCCACGTCGCACGTTGCCACTTGTTCGCATTTTGCGCACGTCTGGTTGCGTTTGGAAATGAGCCAAGCTGGAATCATCCGGGCGTCCAATCTAAGTTGATTTTTACCTTCACGCCATCGCCTTCGTCCCAAACTGCACCGTCGCGCAATTCAATGTAAATCTGTCTATGATAAGCGATTCCAACATCCAAAAGGTATTTAGCATAACCAATTTGCATGTTATGAACGGGGTTCCCATCATTTAACACTCCGGGCGCCCCGGTAAAATTCGGTGTGCGCTCAAACACTTTGTAGCCCAACGCACTGTTTGTCCACGCACCTATTGGCAACAAATTTCCCCACGTGTTGTAGTAAACCAATGGGTCTGCGTTTTTTATAAAAGGCCACCATACTGTCCCATCGTATGTTGTACTAAAATCCCCAATGGTTTCAGTCATGGCATCTTTTGCAGGAACAAACGGAAGCCATCCCCAAAATCCGGCTTTTGCGGAACAGTCATTTGGCGCACGTTCACCAGTCCCGCGCAAAATCCAAGACGCGGTTTCGTCAAACTGATAGTCAAATGACCATACGCCACTTGGTCCTCCTTCGGAGCGGCATTCAATCGATTTTCTGCTCAAAATGAGCGGGTTGGAAAAATCCGGAGTCAAAGAATAGGTGCCACGATAGTGGATATTGTCAGGGCCACCAGTGATGTATTCGTAGTCGATGTCAACATCGATTGAGCAATTGAAACTGAAGTTGAAAAACTTTCCCAAAGCACTCATGGCGTTGAAATTGGCTCCCATGGGAGCAAACACGGGTTGGGATCTGGAAGCGTACAACGATTTGAAATGCTTGAAATCGTGTCGCTTGTAACAATCACAGTTGCAAGCACCTCGTATTGTGTGTCGCTTGTATTTGCAAGAGGCGCGCCTTCTGCGAAGAAAACCGTAACGGCATCCGCGGCATCCACCACGTTTAACGTGGTCAAATCAAACTTGATAGACGCGTAAACTCGGCCTGTCCCGGTCACGCTTAATAAATAGTCTTCGCCTAACACCATGCCTTGTGGAACCTTGCCAGCGATAACCATGTAAGGGACAAGCACTAAAAGATTTCCTCCAGCGCTTGCATCGGTAATTTTGTATGCGCAATAAGGTTCTGGCGTGCCACCGCCTCCACCAGCTGCGACATCTTGGTCAATTACAATCGAAGTGCCTCCAAGTGTGCGGATTAAGCGCCCTCCAACAACAGATGTTAGCAGGTTGCTACGCACAAAATCCACCAACCGGTTAAACGCGCTCGGCGCAACCGGTTTTCCTCTTTCAGCGTAAGGAATCATGCTCATTCTGTCGGGTTGTAAATAGTATCATTCCAACCACCTGGACCGCTGGACATGTACTCATATGTGTTGCGAAAGAATGCTCCTTCTTGCTGAGATCTCACGCCTGAAAGGATGAAATCAGCGCCTGTTGGCAAAGTTAAACCGTGAGGCCATCCACCACCCCAAGTGTCAATTTTACCAAGCAAAGAAAGATTGGGCGCACCTTCCTCAAGTACCGTTACACGAGCGGTTAAGCGCGGAGTATAGTATACTTCAAACCCGTTGCGAAAAAGACCATAAAACTCTGCAAAAATTTCGTTAGTTTCCTCTTCAGGCTTCCATCCATCAAGTCCAGGGTCGCTTGGGTTTTTTTTCCAAAGCAACCACTTGTTTCGAATTGATGTAGGGATTCCACCACTGATTGTGGTGAATCGCTCATGTGTTTCTAAAGGGTCTGTTGAAACTGTCGCATCAAACGCAAATTGAGGCTGTCCCTGTTCAAGCAAAAACTCCTCCACAATCGTGGTGACGCCATCCACAAGCGTTTTGCGATATGACCGCGCATTTTCGTTCGGATCAAAATCTGCAATGTCCGCTGAGGTAATCGTCTGCATGACGACACCTTGCAAATCTTTGCTTGTTTCAATTTGCGTGTTAATGGCCATTTTTTAAGCGTACATTTCAAGGGTTGGCGTTACGCCGCCCATAGGGGCGCGCGCAATGCTAGAAGCTTGCAAGCTATCTGCAATGCGCTGCAAAAGAGTTACTTGCTGGCGGTTAACGTCAAGCAACGCGCTGCCATTGTCCGCCCCAAAAATTCCGCCACCGCCGCCAACGCGCCCCAATTCGCCTACAATCGCGCTTGGCAAAAATGATTGATCGCCACCCGGTTTGCGCGCCGCACTTGGCGCTGGCGGGCCCAGCACGGGCCCTGGAGCAGGCTCCGTGGGTGGTGCAGGCTCAAACATCGCACCCAAAGTGCCAAGGATGCCAGATTGCCCTTTAAATCGCTCCCACCAGCTAAGAGCTCCAACACCAGTCTGTTGCCCAAATTGTTCAGCCGCAGCAAATGCTTTTTTTCGTTCTTCTGAAAACATGGGCAACATGTTTGCTTGCTGCTTCATTTCCTCAAACTTGCCAATGTCGGCCTGTAACTGCCCAGCTTCCTTGAGTTTAGCAAACTTGGCTCCAAACCCAGCCAAAAAGTCCGTCATAACGGCTACGAAGTCTTTGGACGAGTCCACGATTGCACGTCCAAACTCCTGCCCCATTTCAACTAAGTCCACTTTTTCAAACGCCGCCAAAAATCCTTGCGCGGCAGGCACAAGTTGATCCGCCATTCCCACAAACAGCCCACGAAGTTTTAAGGTGGTGCCTTCCAGAATATCTTGGGTTTTTGCAAATAAAGTCGCGTTGCGCCCCAGCACCTCAGCCTGTTTCCCCACAAATTGTCGGGCTTCATCAAATCCGCCTAATGCAAAAAGTGATAATAACCTTCCCCCTGATTTTCCAAAAACTTCCATGGCCGCAGCCGCCTGCTTGGTTGGATTGTCAATCTCGCGCACCGCGTCACCAATGGCCATAAGCTGGGCCTCAGCGTCCATGTTGATCAGAGCACTTACGCTTAGCCCCAGTCCTTGAAAGGTCTTTTGCGCGCCTGCATTGCCCGCTGCGGCATCTGCAATTGCGCGTTGCATTTTGTTAACGACGGGCTGCACGTCATCAGCTGCCATCCCAGCGAGATGGAATGCAGTGCGAAGCACACTTAAACTTTGCGCTGCAAGGCCCGTCTGCGCGCTTAGATCATCCAGTTTGCCCGCCTCATCGAGCGCATCCCACATGCCCCTCGCAGCCCCACGGACGCCCTCCAGAACGCCTCGAAATGCTTCCATGCCGCCACCCATGCCAAAACCGCTTGCAAAATCGCCCAAAAAGCCTTTGCCGGCACTGGGCTTGCCCAGCTGGCCAACGCTGTCAGTCGCCTGTTTAATTCCGCGGGCAAACGGGCTCCAGTCCAGTCCTAATTGAGCGGTGATCATAGCTTTGCGTTGCGCTTGTCCATATAATCCGCCACGCGTCGCATCATGCGTCCAGCTTGGCGGTCCATGGCTACTTGAATACGGCGCTCAATCGGCCCCGAGTCTGGATGGTCAATTGGATTGCGTAAAATTACTTGCAATCCATTTTCCAAATCCGTCTGTGTTGCGCTGCCGGCGTTGGTGGTTTTCCACTTCGCAATCCATCGCGGGTATTTGGCGCCAAACAGATCAGCTGCCGCACACCACCCTGCAGGCGTGACTCCCTGCGTATCCAGCAGGTGCTTGCGGATTGCGCGCACATGCGATGCCCATGCAGGCCTCCGTGGGCGTCCCTTGATTTTGTATGTGCGCCCGCGTTGCTCACGATACCACGCAAGCACCTCATCGGCAGAAGCATCAAGCACTTGTGGTGTCACTCGCTGCCGCCCTGCGTCACCAAGGGATCGCGCAAAAATCTCAAACATCCGAGCTTGTTTTGTGGAGTTTGTCTCAGCCTTAATCCGCTCCCATTGAGCACGTTTTGCGTCCGGGATAATTTGGAATGCACGCGCTAAATCTCCCGTTATTTTGGCCTCGCCTTGCCGTTTGCCAACCGCAAAAGCCGGCATGCCGCGCTCGGAAAATGTGCCTTTACGGCCGCCCAACGGTGGGGTGATTCCGAAGATCCCTTGCACCACACCGCGCATCTGTTGACGCGCAAGATCCTTGATTGGGCGCCGCGATGTTCGAGCAAACGCCTCAAACGCAGCGCGAAATTGCGCTGTCGGATCTGTGATTTCAATCTTCATCGCTTGCCGGCAGGTTAGCAAACAACTGCGCCAGAGTCTCTCCCGTTTTTTCGCGAGGCGCAACCGTCCACGCCCCGTTGGCCCAAAGCGCCGCGTGATAATAGCGCAACATTTTTGCAAGTGGCTCAGTGGTAATCATTTTTTCGCTCCAGCCAGTTTCGCGCGCGATTGCCAGAGTGACAGCTTCCCGCCACCCTGGCGCAATTAGTTTCCCGGCGCACTGGGGTCAGGCTTGCTGCGTGGCACCACATCCACGCGTTGCTCGTCAATTAATTGTTTTTGCAATTCGCCCCATTTTAAAAGCGCAGGCACAAATTGAAGAGGAAACTTTCTGCGAAAATCTTTGATTTGATCATCAGCAGTCCCATTTTCAATTGCTGCTTCAACTTCAATTTCTGGCTGTGATTGAATCCAAGCCAGCGCAATAGCTTGATTTTGCGGGGATTTATTGCCCAACTTCAACGCCTCAATGGCGTCGTAAGTCGTCATTGTCCATGGACGCAACTCCAGCGGCCCCACGCGCGTAATGGGTAACGCAAAAACGCTCACAGAAACCTCCTTTGAAACTCCTCCTTAAGCCACTCAGGCGAGTGTGGATACACAATGCCGTGTCCGTTTGCGTCCCGTTTCATAACACCTGTTCCAATCATTTTTGCAAATTTAAACAGGTCTTTGATGTTATCACTTAAAGCCCTTGCAAGACTGATTTGCGAATCAGGATGCTCTTTGCACCAATGGATGTCCATAAATCGACCACGAAATGTTTCAAAGGAACACTCCACGTCGTCAATTATCACCCGGACGCTGTCGTCAATAAGCCACTGTACAAACCGGCTTTGCCCATCCATTGCGTGTTGGTAGCCGCCGGATTTTACCAGCGCCCCACCAAAGCTTAGCCAGGCCGCAACCGCGTTTGTGTTTGTACTTTTTAGTGGGTCTTCGTTGTCTTGTATGATACTAATACTCTGTCCTTTACGCATAATTTTTTACAACGCAAACGGATATACCGTTGCACTTGCTGACCAGCCGCGAAAATCGTCATTTTTAGAATCCCTTGCCGCAGAAGTGACAATAGATTTTCCGGAAACTTCACTAGCAGATATAGTTCCACCTGCATCAAATGGACACGCATCCCCTTTGCCGCGAGCACTTACGCTGTAGGATTTGTCGTAGGTAACAGCTTGCGCATGTTCACCAATTGAGTTGATAAGCTGTTTAAAATCAGCTTTTAACTCAATGTCCAATGATTCCACTACCACCCCCGAGGGGGCCAACAAAGTGACTCCAAAAGTAGGCATATTATGCGAAGAGTGTGTAGGTTACGGACGACGTAGAAAAATCATCGTTGGTTTGGCCAATTTTGGCACTGGTAATGGTGGCGCCACTAAATGCGCCAACGGGTACAGTTAGCAGATTAGCGTCGCCTTTGGTGTTGACCGTAGTAGTGGTGGTGCTGCGCGGTTTAGCCTGCGCCACAACGGTTTTGCCATCAAAATCACGGATCGTGGCTACCTCCACGGTCGTCTCTTCTGTTGAGTCTTGCAAATAACCGGAAGGCTCGGTTACGCCAAAGTTTACGGCTCCAAATGAAACAGGCATAATGGTTTAGGCGGTTGGGTAATAGCCCACGGTGTAGGCCAACGGTGAAATCCAGTGACGCTCTTGAGAGTTTACCTCAGCATCCGTTGCGACAATCCCGGCCAACGTAACCGCTGGCGTTGCAATTGTTAGCGAGCGCAAAAAATTGGACACTGCCAGAACAAAATCTGAATGATCCGCGGGTGCCGTATCATCCGCCTGTGACTGCACATAGGCGGTCAGTGTGCCGCGTTCAAGCGGACCTCCAACCACCGCGGATGTGCGCAGGTCCAACGTAATTGCAGGCAAACTGATCGGCTCATCGTTTTGCGCGACGCCAACAAACACAGACGAAAACTCGGCCGCCAAAGCGGACGCCACCGCGTCAAGTAAAGCGTTGCCAATCATCTGGATGGATCCTCCAGGTTGATGCGCCAAGAAATAGGACACTCATTGAGCGACACAATGCGCAGCTCGGTGCCGTTGAGTGTCAACAATTCTCCTTTTACTGGCACCGGAAACCCGGTTTTAGCAACACGCACAAAGCCCTGAAAGTGTTGCTCAAATCCACCAGCACCAAGTATTTCAGAAGTACTTTCTTGCGCCACACAAATCGCCGTGGTGCCTTTGTATTCAACGACATCCGATTCCATAAACGCCAATGCAGCGCCCAAGGCATTTCGGGTAATGTCGAGGAAGGTGCTCATTTTCCACGAACAGTTTGCGGTTGTTTGCGATACAGATCAGGCGACGGGTTGTAGTAAATTGCGATTCGTTCACCGGGAAGCAATTCTTGCGTCTTGTAGACAATCTGCGCTTCTTCGGTGGATGTGCCAGCGTACACAATTTCCGGCCCTTCTCCGCGGTCTTGGATTACAAGCACTATTTTGATCATAATCAGTGTTTTATACAAAAGCCCGAGGCGCCAAAATTAGCGCCCCGGGCTTTGCCTATGACGACAAATTAAGCGTGCTGGGTCACAACGCGGACGCCCATTCCGGTGCCCTTGGAAACGCCCCACAGCAAACCGCATGAGATGCGCAGCTGGCCATCGTTGGGCGAGTACCAGCGGCGGAATTGCACGGGCAGATTCAGCCCGGGCACCACCACATCGGCGACCTCGACGCCAGCTTGCGCGGCGCCGTCAGCGTTTACCCGGCGGCCGGCAAACAACAGCGCGGACTTGTGCGCGGCAAAACCGCCCAGGTACTCGCTGTTGCCGTCGATTTCGCTGGATTGGTAAATGTCCAAACCAGAAACGCGTGGCACAAAGCCTTCGGTTTTTTCGGCGATCACGCCAGGGAACTCAGCGCTGTTGAGCGTTTTAAGCAGGGCCCCGTAAAACGAGGTATCGCACAAAAACGCGCGATCCATTTTAGGCGCTTTGAGCGTGCCCGTAAGAGTGGCGCTGATGTCAATCAAATCAGAGCGATCAAAATTGGCGGCCGTGGACGTGTAATAAGTGGCGAAATTAGCTTCCGTCACGAGATCCCATACGGTTGCAAAAAACTTGGTGCCAATCGCTTGCAGCATGGGCTCAATAAAGAGCCTGGGCAGGTCAATGAGGGATTTGGAGCGTTCAACGTCCGTAAATGCCGCTACAAAACCAAAATAATTATTCAGCGAAATGGTTTTGGACGTCATGGACACATCCGACGGCGTAAAGCCGCTGGAAAGGTCTGCCGCAACGGGATTTGCAGCGTAACGGGTGGTGACAGATTCTCCGGTTCCGGAAATGTCGTCACTAAAGTCTGTCGTAAATGCTTGGACCGGCGCAAAAAGCGCGGTCAAGTGCGGCAGACTCATTTGGGAGATTTGGGCGAGGTACGCCCCGGCGATCGTGTTGCTCATGGTGCTGTGGTGGTTGGGGTTACTTCGTCAAAATGTCTTTGTGCTTGGCGTAAAACGCGTTGCGTTCAATAAGCGAAAGCGCGTTGTACTGCGCCCAAAGCTCTGATTTTGTGGCAGTCGGCGCTTCGGGCGTAATTGCCACGGGCTCAACGCCAAGGGACGCAAGCGCCGTGTTGGCCTGTTGCGCGGCAGTGGCCTGCTTAGCGCGCTCAGCGTCTAGCTCAGCCGCCATGCCATTGGCGCGCAATTGAAGCGCGTCAAATTGAGCGGAAAGTGTGTTGAACCGCTCAGCCAGTTGAGCGTGCGCAGCCAACTGCGCGGTGTGTTCGACGGTCAACGCGTCAAACGCGGCGGCGTCCACTCGCGCGGCATCAAGCGCGCTCAGGGCCTCAGCGAGAGTTTTTGGAACCTCCATGTGTAAAAAAATATTACACATGAAAGCAGAGCGCAAGCCCTGTGTGTAAAATTATTTTACACTCTAGTTAACAGGTCGTCGTAAGCGGCCTGCTCGGTCGCCACGGAATCCAGCAGGTTAAAGCCTAAAGCCCTCGGCGCCAGATACAAGCCGCCTGTCATGGCTTCCGCTGGAACCGCGCGGTTGCGAAGTACCGTGGCGTGGAAAAGGTCAAAAGAGTCGTCCACAAGCTGTTGCAGACTGGCTCTTTCGGCGGCAGTCAAAACCGGCCCATGCCCAGTCCCCTTAAGTACTCCGCCAGCGTTCACCACGGGGTTCCACGCAAGGCCTTCCATCTTGTCGGCCTCGGCGTGGTCTTGCCACGGTATGATGCAACCAATGGAGCCCCAGGTGGACGACGCGGACCCATGCAGCGCGGTGGCGTTGCAGGCAATCGCATACGCGGCAGACGCAACCTGCCCTTCCGAATACACGACCACGGGCACGACGCGCGCAATATCCGCGAGTATGTCCCCGGCCTCCGCGCATCCTTCGGCGGATCCCCCGGGAGAGTCCATTTCAATGAAGATCCCGCGGACCCCGGCTTTGATGGCATCCTCGAGGTCTTCCTCAAGCCATTCGTAATCATATGCGCCACAGCAGGCCTCTAGCGGGCCCACGTTGCGGCAGAGCGTCCCGCATACCTCAATGTGCGCAATGCCATTGCCGTCGATTTCCATCGGCTCCGGCTTGCGCATTTCGCCAATATAGTCTTCCCCATCGCCGTTCAGCTTGCGTTCGACCAGCTGCCGCACCGCGCTATATCCGCCGGGAGTAATGAACCAGGGACGATGGTAAACGGCCTCGATCAGGTGAGTGTTGCGACGGTGTTTCATTCGGTGGGCGGGGTTGAAGGTTGCGGGTTGCCGTTAGGCGTCAGGAGGCCAAAGACTTCTCGGGGAAGATTGCTGCGTTGCATGCGGTCACGAATGGCGATTTCCTCAGATTCAATTTCGTCAAGGTGCTGATCCAGTGTCTTGCTGCCGCTGCTCAAAATATCCGTCATGCTCCGCATTCCCGCGCGGTAAGCTTCGATTGCGTCCCGGTTTGCGTAGCCAGCGTCTGCCGTAAGTTGCGGCGCCTGCGTAAAGCGGAATTGATACGCGCCCCCGCGGTCAGCGTCGCTCCCCTCGTAAGCGGGCAGCAGCCCCAGTTCCACGGCGCGCGCAATCGCGTAGGCGCACCGACGGCGGCATTGCTGCGAGAGGTACTGGTGCCGATCCGTCGTCACGCGGTTCACCTGTTCGAGGATGATCCTCGCGGAGGCGCCACCCAATTTACTCATGTCCCATCCAAACTCAGGCGGCCATTGAGCGGCCAAAAGCGCGTTGCGGATCAACCGCTCCTGGAGACGATCCTGCGCCTCCGTAGGCACCGTGGCATCCAACTGCTCTACTTTGGATCCAGAATCCGCTTGAAAGTATTGCACAAGTCCGCCCTGCACGGCCTCCAAACGGACGCCACCCATATTTTGCGGCACCGCATCCGCCGTATACGCCATCGCAAGCGGATCCGCCATCCCGGTATCGTTGTGAACAATTAGTCCCAGGGAGGATGCAAGTTTGGAGGCGGCCTTGATGTTATCACCCAGCGTCGCCAAATCCCTCAAATCCATGATGGCAGGCGCAAAAGCAGAGATCCCGCGGACTTGATCAATTTCGCGCGGGTCTTTTGACAACTGTGCGCTTCCTGAAGGGACGTAACGGTCGTCGTCTGCCGTCTCGCCCATGAGCGAAAACGCCATGGGGCGGTTAAATCTGTTGAGCACTACGCCGTTGTGCACACGCGCCCCTTTGTACCTGCCATCGGGCACCCGGTCATCCCCGGTACGGCTTCCGATCTGGTGCCAAGGTACCAGTTGAAGCTGCGGAAAGCCCCCGGGCGTTTGCGTGAGAACCGTCAGACAGTCGCCATCCCGGTCGATGGCGATGCACTCCAACATGAGCCCATCCCACCATGATCCGCCGTCAACGTAAGCGATTTGCATCCAGTCCAGCAACCAAGCCTCCGCGCGCTTGCCCCACTCTTTGTTGGCGCCCGTAAAGATAGGGCGAAATGCACCTCCCCCACAGGTCAGGAGTGCCTTTTGATCGATTGCCGCGTTCACGACGCCGCAGTTCCAGTACAGTTTTCGCGCTGCGGAAATCACTGTGCGCCACTCACCTACAGGAACTTCCTTTTGCCAGCCTTGCGTGTGGTTTTGCCAGTAGGGCTGTCCCCAGACTCCACCTTCCACAAGCCGCGAGCGGCGGTATGAGTCCCACCCACCGGAAATGTACCCAGAGTGTGCGCCTATCCCCAACGCTTTCTTGATTTTGTGAAAAAGTTTCATACAAAGAAAGCGCGCGTTTGAGTCACGGGCCTGCAAAGCCCAGCTTGTTTGTTGTCGATTGCTAGTTGCGCGTACATCGCCACTTGCAAAGGTGTCAGAGTCGCTTGCCCCGGAAGGCTAAACGTAAATGACTGCCCGTCAATCGACGACGAAATAAGCGTACCTTGCCCATTTGTTGGAACCGCCACAGTAAACGCACCGTCACGTAACATGCGCAGTTCTGCGATGTCGCGCTCCATTAGCACTCCTACAATCAGGCGGATCATTCAGCACGCCTAACACATTGACAAGCCAAACGCAAGACCACACACTGCGCACGCTTGAGTGGTGCGCAGGGAGATCCTGCGACTAGGCCCATGATGCCTGCATGAATCACGAGCGCCACACCGTCAGTGTTTAACCGCCTGACGGTGTTTGCTTTTCGGCTTCCACTTCCTCCGCAATGTCTGCCAGCGTTGTTACTTCGGGGATAAGTCGCATCCGAATCGCAACCGCCACTTGCATGGCTTCGCAGTCCCACATATGGTTGGGGCGCTTACCCATCTGACGCCATCGAGTGCGTGTCTTTTTGGTCGCCGCATCCACCGTCTGCACCTTGCGCTCGGAGTTGAGGTGTCGCATATATTCGGTAGCCCCGCGGGGAAACTCCCAGGTTGGGGCGCCAATGTTTCGCAGATTCGCCAGTATGTCTTTGACGGGGTCCGATGCCCAAATCATGCGCATTACATCCACCGGTTTTCCCAAATGATTCCGCACCGTAGGCGCCGCCTGCGGTTCCCAATCGGCGTACAGGCAGCGCACCCCCTTAACTTTGAACGAGTCGTACTGGCTCCCCATTAACGCCAGCCACCGGTTGCGCGCGCAGTAGTCCAACACCCGGCTTGCGTACACCCCGCCGGCGTCAAGGAACACGCGGTTGTGCGCAATGCCCAGCCGCTCCTGGAGCCCGCGAACTTCCTCGGCAGATTGCACCTTGCCGCACCAAATCAGCCGCGAGGTGCCGTCGCTGCGCCACGCCCTGACAACCGCCCAGAAGTGATCCTTTTGCACGTCAACGGTCATCATGCGTGCGGCCTCACCCTCAATCTTCTGGCCCTTTGCGTACTCTTCCATTTCGTAATTGCTGGCTTCCAGTTCCACCACTGGCGCCTCCAGTTCGTCTGTCCACACTTGCGCAAGTCGCTGCAACCGGAAGTCCTTAAGCGGTTGCAATTGCCCGCTGTGTTTGGACTCTTGCGCCACCAGCCATTGCAATACCAGATCACTCCACTTAATCCACCAAACGGAGAATGCCGGAATCCAACGGGAAACATGCCCCGCAATGTACTCCTGCCCGCCCTCCGCGTGCCAATAAGACGCCATCGAAAGAGCGCGTCGAGCCGCCGTGGTGTCGTCCGTTCGGTGCCCACAGTGCGGGCACTCATGCCGCACGCTGGCCACCACACCCGCCCAATGCCAGGTACCGTCTTCCCGCCTGGCGTCGTCCCACTTCACATCCAGCCAACTCGGCCTCACCATCTTACCACACCCCGGGCAATCATGCACCCACTCCCACTGGCGTCCCGCGGTCCACTCCGCATCCAGCGCGTGCGGAGATTCGTGCGCTTGCGTCACCAAAACCGTCTTGCCGTTCCACCGGTCGTGCAGACGCCTTTTGAATTGCTGGATCAAATCGGAATACGTCCAGCACTCGTCTAAAAATAGGTGCTGCACAGATTTCTCCTGCGCGTTGCTAACATTCGCGCCACCAAGCAGTAACGCCATGTGCGGAAAATTGATCATGGCCTTTTGAATAGCGTGCCGGTTTGTTGGCCACAACGCATCCAGTGGCCTGCACGCGCGCAACACGGGCAAAAGTCGCGTAGCAAACCACTCGGCGCTTGTCTGGTCGGTCTGCGTAATGCTCAGCGTCGGCCCCGGCTCCTGCGCCACGATCCATGCCATCAGCGCCTCCAGAAGCGTGGATTTGCCAGCGCCAGTGCACGCGCGAATGTAAATCTGGCGGCACTCGGGGTCACAAAAGTCGCGGATGATGTCATTCCACCATGGCGCCTGCCACCGGTCAAAATGCGTCGAGCGCGCGGAATGCGGAAACCGCATGTGCGACTCCATCCAGTCCAATGGATCCCCGGCAAAGGGTAGCGTTAACCCTCGGTCAAATCCGGCAAAGAGCCCCCTAGCGCCACTGCCCGCAGGCGTGCTTTGGTGTTGGCTAGCAATTGATTCCATCGCGTTTCTAGTCGTTGTCGGATCTGTACCTCTGGCAGCCCCGCAAGCTGCCCGGGAAGATCGCCAATCATCGCTTTGCCCTCGCTGCACAAAATCGCACCGGCAGTTTGCGCTTGTTCCTCAACCTGGTCCACCGGGATCAGCTTGCGCTCGTCTTCGGCAATGCGCAGGTCCAGGCGCTTCACCTCGCGCTCCAGCTTTTGCTTTTTCAGCGCGTTTAGGTCAGAGGGGTTGGTTTCTTTAGCTTTTGTCTCCCTCCACTCGGCAATCTCCTTCAAACACACCCAACGCAGGCCTGAGATGGCCATTTGCCGCTTCCACTTCAACGCAACCGCGTGGTT